AAACCGTCTCCTGGTCCGGCCTGCTGCCGGGAAAACCGGACCTGGGGGCGGTGGTCACCGGCGGGGCGTTCCAGCCGCCGCAGTTCTACATTGAGTTTCTACAGGCGGCAATGGCGGACAAGGCACCGGTCCGGTTCGTAGCCAACCGGTACATGGAGGACGGCTCGCCCATCTTCGACACCAACATGGAGGTGCTGGTCACCCGCTTCCAATCGGAGGAGCGGGGCGGGGAGACAGGGGATTTTTACTACGACATCGCTCTGAGCGAGTATCGGGACTACTCCCCGAAAACCGTCAAGCTCCAGCCGCCATCCCAGGCGGGTCAGCCCGTGACTGCCGCGGCGGAGGCCGCCCGCTCCATTCCCAAGGGCCAGATGACGGTAGGACAGGCCGTGACGGTCAACGGGGACTGCTTCTGCACCAGCTATGGCGGCGAGCCCCACACCACCCTCTCCGGCTTTCGCGGGACGATCTCCCGGATCGTCACAACCGATCCCCAGCGGCCCTATCCGTATCACATCACCACGGAGAGCGGCGGCGCCAAGGGGTGGGTCAAAGCCGGCCAGATGCAGGCGGTGCGCTGATGGTCTGCGAGCTGATTATCCTGGAGAAGCGTACCGGGAACGCCTGGGATGCCGCTCCCCAGGTCCAGAGCGTCACCTACACCACCAACCGCACCGGCTCCCCCGGTACGCTGAAATTCACCGTGAACGCCTCCGGCGGGCTCTCCTTCGTAGAGGGGGACCCGGTCCGCTTCTCCGTGGATGGCCAGCTTATTTTCCTTGGCTGGGTGTTCACCAAGAGCCGGGACCGGCACGCCGTCATCGATGTCACCTGCTACGACCAGCTGCGCTACCTGAAAGCCAGCGCCAGCTACTGCTTCACCGGCCGCACGGCGGGAGAGATCATCACCGAGATCGCCCAGGACTTCCAGCTGAAGGTGGGGGCCCTGGATGATACCGGTTACCCAATCCCCACCCTCATCATGGAGGAGAAGAGCTGCCTGGACGTCATCTCCACGGCCATCCAGAAGACACTGCTGGCTACCGGAACGCTGTATACCTTCTTCGATGACGGAGGAGCGCTGTCCCTCCGGGAGGCGGGCGCAATGGTAGCGGAGGGTGTGGTGGGTGACGGCTCCCTGCTGACGGATTACAGCTATAAGACCGACATCGACCAGCAGACCTGCAACTCCATCAAGCTCTCCCGGCCCAACGAGGCCACAGGCCGGGCGGACGTGTTCCAGGTCACAGACAGCGCCAATATCGGCCGCTGGGGGCTTTTGCAGCACTACCAGACCATAGATGAGAACCTGAACGACGCCCAGGCGGAGAGCCAGGCCCGCGCCATGCTCAAATACCATAACCGGCGCTTCCGCACGTTAAAAGTGCAGGCGCTTGGCATTTTGGGCCTGCGGGCGGGGCAGATGCTGATGATGGACATCGCGCACCTGGGCGACATCAGCCTCCACGGCCTGGTGCTGCTGGAGCGGGTAACCCACACATTCAAAAACGACTTGCATGAAATGGACTTCGACGTCCAGGAGCTGGGAGTATAGGAAATGGATCTCTCTGATGTGATACGCCAGATGATGCAGCAGTCCATGGAGGGCTACGGCCTGTCCGACATGACCATTGGGACCGTCACCAGCACAAAGCCGCTGGCGGTTAAAATCCGGGAGGGCATGGCGGATGTCCCCCAGGAGGCGCTGCGCCTGACGGCGGCAGTGATTGAGAAGAAAATCCCCGTCCTGGAGCACCTGCACACAACAGCAGGATTCCGGCACACCCACAGCCTGCCGGACCTGGCCCACACTCACAGCGGCGAGGACGGAGAAACCGGATCGGCTCTGGAAGGTATCTATGAGACGGAGGCCGGCCTGCAGCAGGACGCCTTTGATTCCGACAAGCGGCTGCTGAAAAACGAGATTGTCTGCTATGAGGACGGGAAGCCGCTGCCGGTGAAGGACGGCTATATCATCCTCAACCGCGCCCTGGAGGCCGGTGACAAGGTCCTGCTCCTCCGGGTCATGCGGGGCCAGCAGTTTATCATCCTGTCGAGGGTATTTGAGAAGGAGGCATAGCCATGCTGCCGCAGTCAAATATCGACCTGTCCCAGGGGGTCGTCTTCCAGGACCAGCCCTCCCTCACCTGGATCGCGGACCCGGTGACCAACCGGCTCCGGGGCTGGGGAGACAACTACGAGGCTGTCCGGCAGGCGGTGGAAATCATCGTCAATGTGGAGCGGTTCAAGTGGCAGATCTATACCCCCAATTTCGGCACGGACTATGACAGTCTGCTGGGCACAGACTACGGCTACGCCGCCTCTGAGCTGCGCCGGCGGCTGGAGGACGCTTTCCTGCCGGACAGCCGGATTCTGGGCATCAAGGACTACACATATACCTTCCGGGACGTGTGCCTGACCGTCACCTTCACAGCGCGGACCGTGTTCGGCGACGTGCCGGGCGGAATGGAAATTCCGCTGAATTGACCACGATTTTTGCACCTTGACAACCTCATATCGAGACAGCGGAAAAGTTCTCAAAACCTCCCTGTTCCGTCCTGTCCGGCAAGACAGATTCCCGGACAGACCAGCTTTGGGGATTGCCCGGAGTCGGAAGCATAAGAGGAAGCTTGAAACCGGGGAAAAGATATGCTATAATCAACCTATCTAAAAGAAAGGGAGGCCAATCGTATGCCGACAGACAGAGAGTCTATCGAGATCAAGAAGTCGATGGCCTATGACTTGATTGATATTATCGAGTCGGCTGAGGGGAAGGAGTCCTACACCCCGGAGGAAATCAAGGCGCTCATCAAGGCGTATATCACAGGAATGTCGCAGAAGTAAACAGAAGAATTTGAAAATCCCCGCTATCTCGATATGAGGTAGCGGGGATTTTTGTATGACAGCGGTGAGAACATGATTGACTTCACATCCAAAACATACCGGAATATTTTACAGGCCCAGCTGGACCGGGTGCCCAGCTCCCTGGACAAGCGGGAGGGCTCCATGATCCAGACCGCCCTGGGGGCGGGGGCCTACTCCCTGGAGGAGTTCTACCTGGAGCTGGATCAGGTCCAGCGGGGAGCCTGCCTGCAAACGGCCGTCGGTCAGGATCTGGAGTATCTGGCCGTGCTGGCCAACGTTCAGCGGTATCCGGCCTCCCCGGCGGTGCGGCTGGGAATATTCAATGTGGACGTCCCCATTGGCGCCCGCTTCTCCACCATTGACGGCGCGGACAGCGTCAACTTCATCGCCGCGGAGAAGGTCAGCGATGGCCGCTTTCAGATGACCTGTGAGACCCCCGGCGCCATCGGGAACCAGTACACCGGCCCCATCCTCCCCATCACCTACATCCAGGGCCTGACCTCGGCGGAGCTGACGGACATTCTGGTGGCGGGGGACGACGCGGAGAGCGATGATGATCTGCGCAGGCGGGCCATCACCGCCCTGAACGAGCAGCCCTTCGGCGGCAATGTGGCGGACTACAAGCGGGTGGTCCTGGACATCGACGGCGTGGGCGGCCTGCAGGTCTATCCCACTTGGGACGGCGGCGGCACGGTAAAGCTGAGCATCATCGGCGCGGACTGGATGCCCGCCTCCGAGCAGCTGGTGGAGACGGTCCAGGACACCGTGGACCCTCCCCCTGATCAGGGCCTGCAGCTGGGGGAGACGGTCCAGGACACCGTGGGCCCTCCCCCTGATCAGGGCCTGGGCTACGGTACCGCCCCCATCGGGGCCAAGGTGACGGTCACCACACCGGAGGCTGTGGGGATCAACGTCTCCGCCGCACTGGCGGTGAGTACGGGGTATACCACCGCCCAGCTGGCCCAACCGGTGCGGGAGGCGGTGGAGGCATACCTGCTCTCCATCCGCCGGGAGTGGGACCAGCCGGAGGAGTCCGGCATGACCCGCTACGATTGCTGGGTCTACGCCGCCCGCATGACGGCGGCGATGCTGTCGGTGCAGGGGGTGGTCAATGTCACGGACCTCACCATCAACGGCGCAGCGGCGGACCTCCAGCTCACGGAGAATGGCCTGCTCCAGCAGGTGCCGGTCCTGGGGGAGGTGTCGGTCCGTGCCTGAGACACAGATCTGCCAGTACTACCCGCCCTGGTTCCGACGCATTCTGGATTTCCAGGCCCTGTGCCAGACGGAGAAAATGGAGTTGGACGCGATGGCGGAGGCCATGGACCAGATCCACAAAAACCTCTTCGTCCAGACTATGGATGAGGGGACGGCCGCCCAGTGGGAAGCCATCCTCCGCATCCTGCCCGCGCCGGAGGAGACGCTGGCGTTCCGCCGTCTGCGGGTGCAGAACCGGCTCTCCCTGCGTCCACCTTTTACGCTGATTTTCCTGCGGGAGAAGCTGGACCTGCTCTTCGGCCCCGGCAATTATGAGATAGAGGTGGATTATCCCAACTATACCCTGTATATCGAAGCACCGGCGGAACGTCAGGCATATTTTACAGAGGTCTCCGCCCTGCTGCGCATCGTCAAGCCCTGTCACATCGTCTACCGGCCCCGGATGCGGCTGCGCGGCTCCCTGCTGCTGTCAGAGCGCATCGGACGGGGGCGGATGACCTGGAACTACAACCTCGGCGCGTGGACGCTGGGGGAAAGGCCTTTCGCCACATTTGAGGAGCAGGAGGTATTGAAATTGGAAACAACGGCCAGCGCTTCCCCCGCTCTCCTGGAGCAGACAGCGGCCTTTGTCGCAGAGGATGTGGCGGAAGCCCGCATCAACGGCAGCATCCTCATCACAGACCTGACCCGCTTCACCCTGGGCAGCGTAGGCAGCGTGGCCTATCCGGTGAGCCGGTCCCAAACGGAGGAGATCACCCTGGCGGAACTGCTGAACAAGGATGGAAAGGTCCTATCCTCCAGCACAGTGGTGGTGCCGGTTCTGGAGGAGACCACCGTGCTGCGGCACAGTTTTACGATTAAGGAGGGCGCATAATGGCAGAGAAACCCATTAAAACCCCGCTTCCGGCGGACCTGCCGGAAAATTGGACCGCCGGCCAAACCATAGCCCCGGAGGGCGCCTCTGTAGGCCTGTCGGAGCAGCACGGTTACAACTACCTCATGGCGGCGGTGAACCGTGCCCAGCGTGGTGTGAACGCGGTCAACGAGGCCTTCGAGACGGTCTCTGGTAAGCGGACCTGCCGCTTCACTGTGGGCACGTCCCGCGCCGGCTGGACGGCGGCGGACTGCGACTACCTGTGCGACGGGGTGGATGACCAGGTGGAGATCAACCAGGCACTCAGCGCTCTAGGAGCTACCGGCGGAGAGGTCGTGCTTCTGGATGGTGACTATAACCTCAGCGGCGTAGTTACCATTCCCATATGGTGTGTGCTGCGCGGAAACGGCATCGGTACGCGCCTGATGCGCACGGAGGCTGCCGCCGGCGGAGAGGAGTGCCAGCAGATCATCACCGTGCGGGGCCTGCTGTGCGATCTTTTGTATATAGGGGCCTTTGTAACGACATGGCCGGAGGAGCAGTATGAGATCTGCATAAGAGGCGGCTCGGTTGCAAATGTGGATTTTAGATGGTGCGGTCAGGCGATCTGTGTCATGAGCGCAGGGGACGGAGCGGATATGTCCAGGATCGTCAACTGCAGCGGGAGTTCCGTTCATACCTGCTTTGTTTTCGTAGGCACTAACAACGGAACTTTGTTGGTTGAAAACAACTATGTTTCTATGGGCGGCGGCATGTTTCTGGACACGGCGGAAGGGCAGTGTCCCCTGCTGATCATCAAAGGCAATTATGGCTCTAACCCTTATTGCGGCAAAATCCGTCTGCGGAGGAGCAGCAATCAAATGGGCGGGAGTATTATCGAGGGAAACTGCCTGTATCGCCTTGAAATCGACGACGATGTGGGCAACAGCGGCCTGCAAGTCGGCAATCTCATTATCGGGAATATTTTCGCTACAACTGGCAGTACATCCGAGGCGGGCCCGGTCATCGTCCTGGGCGAAAAATCCGGCGGGAATTTTGCAGATCACACCGGAATCTTTGGAAAGCCTCTTAATCAACAAACGGGGTGCATGTCTCAAGTTGTTTGGAGATCTGCGGTATGTAATTATAGATGAAGTGCATCATTTCATGCGGGATGTGCGCGGCGTACAGGTTTTGTGTCTGCTGGATCGACTCCAGCGGCTTACCGGAAATATCCCCAGAAGAATTGGACTCAGCGCAACGCTGGGAGACTTGACTCTTGCGAAAAACTGGCTCAATACGGGAACAAATCGGGAGTGTATCGCACCGGTGAACGATGAAGAAAAGCGGAGCATCCGTCTGTTTGTAAACCGGTTTGCACGGCAGGGAGATCCAAACGGTGAGGTTGGCGATCCGGGGGACCGGGCACATTTTGAATATCTGTTTCGGGCAACGCTGGATAAGAAAACAATTATTTTTACCAATTCCAGAGAAGAAACTGAATTTGTTATGGCAAACCTGCGGGAGATTGCTGCAAAAAATAAGGCACCCGATGTGTATCGGGTGCACCATGGTAATGTATCTGCTATGCTGCGGGAGCAAACGGAGGATGAGATGAAATCCTCAGAGGAGAAAATCGTTATCGGTGCTACGGTAACCTTGGAGCTGGGTATTGACATCGGATCCTTGGATCAGGCGGTGCAAATCGGCGCGCCGATCAACGTATCCAGCTTTGCACAGCGGCTGGGTCGCTGCGGGCGGCGTGGGCAGATTCCACAAATGTTGTTCACTTTTGTTGAGGATGTGCAGACCACGGCGGCGGATTTTCTCGGACCGAT